AAAGATGGAAAAATATGCCAAAAAGTTAAATTAAGATTAGCAGAAATTAAAGATTTTAAGATTTTAGCTAACCAAAGATTTGAAGAGTTTATTAGATTGTTGAAAGAGGATATAGATAAAACAAATTTAAATTATGAAGATGTATGGGATTGGAAAGGAAATACACCAGAAGACATAGTAAAAATATTAATAGACAAACTAGCAGGAGATGAATTGATATGAATCTTATAAATAAAGACGAATTAGTGAATGTTATTAATAATGTAGTTAATACTCTGGTAGACATCAAAATTGAAAAGGTTAGGATAAAAATTGATGAGATATTAGGCGTTTTGCATAAGCAGGATGAAAGAATTAAATGTTTGGAGGTTGAAAAGATGAAAGATAATTTTATTACAGAAAGAAAGATTGATGAATATATTTCAGAAGGTTATGATAGAATGAAAGATGATGAGGCAACTGAGGAAGTTGTTGAAATTAAGGATAAGTGTTTCTTTTGTGGCGGAGAGTTTGCAATGGATGAGTTGGATATTGTGAATGGAGAATTATATTGTCAATGTTGTGAAGATGAAGTTGCAAGAGTACAATACGAGGATTAAAATGGAATATAAAACAATAGTTGAAGCAATTTATAAGAAGGCAAAAATCAATAATATAGATGTAAGAATTCTAATTAGAAATTGGATTAATGTGTTTGAAGACAGTAGAGTGTCTGATTGGAATAGAGATGCATTTATGTGTGAATGTATTCAACAGGAGAAAAAAAATGGATAAAATTAAAAATCTTTGGAAAAAGGCAACAATTATATTGTTAATATTATTAACAGTTGAAGTAATATGGGAGTTGATGAGGTATTAAAATGGCGACTAAAAAACAATATAAACAGAAGAAAATGTGTTTAATATGTAAAAAAAGACACATACAAACAAGACATAGTAAAAGTTATAATCATGCTTTAGGTGATTTTGTTGAGTTGTGCCACCCCTGCCACTCAGCATTACACCTATCAAATCAAAATAATTTTTTTGATTGGGAATATCTCATGAAGAATAAAAAGGAAATAATATTAAAGGAAGCAGAAAAAATAGATAAAAGAATGAAGGTTCCTAATAGAGGATGGAGAAAAAGAATATGATATATGTTGATGATAGAGAAGATGGAAAGGTTTTGGAAATGTTTGCTAAGACTGGTTTGGATGTTGAGGTTAAGAGACTGAAGTGTGGAGATTATGTTTGTGATGAGTTGGGTGTTGTTATTGAGAGGAAGAGTATTGATGATTTTTGTGGAAGTATAATGGATGGTAGATTAAAGAGTCAGGCAGATAGAATGTTGGAACAATATGAGAATTGTTTTGTTTTGATTGCTGGTAGGATTGGAGATAGAAAGACTGAAATTAATGAGAATTGTATTTTGGGAATGATGAGTAGTTTAGTTATGAAAGGAATTCATGTTGTTTGCCTTGATAATGAGGAACAGTTGGTATTTTTTATGAAACGAATATTTGAGAGGTTTACAGAAATGAATGGAGGTGAAAAAAAATGAGTGGAAAAGCAATAACAAGTATGGTTGCTGGAATATTATCGATTCTATTATGTTGGACTGGTATTTTAGGTCTTGCACTTGGTGCAGTAGCTATTGTATTTTTTGGTTTTGTTTATAAATCAAAAGAGAAAAGTGGAATGGCTGTAACTGGATTAGTTACTGGAATAATTGGATTTTGTATAAGTTTAATTTATACATTAATTTGGATGATATTTACAGCAGCTATAGGAGCAGCTATATGATAGATGTTAAGTGTCCAGAGTGCAAACGAGAATGGAAAGTTGAAAACGATACTTTAATGTCTCTTTGCAGTTGTGGTGAAATGTTAGAATTAAATGATGAAAACTAAAAATCCTTGGAAGAGGGCAACAATCATTTTATTGATTTTATTAGTTGTTGCTATCTTGCTTGGTTAAACTAAATTATATAATTTAGAATAATAAGTTTATATATGGTTATTAGTTAATAATTATATGGTTAATGATTTTATTTCAAAGTGTGTTAGTATTAGAAAAGACCAAGAAGAATTTATTAGAAATGAAAGTAGAGGATTTAAGATGAGCAAATTTGTTCAAGCAAAGTTAGATGGTTATATTAAAATGATGAATGAGTATAGAGAATTTATGGAAAAGGAGGTGGAATAATGGTTAAAAGAAAATTAAATAGTGATGAGATGGCACTTTGTGCAACAACATTAAAGCAAAGAGAAAATGAACAAGAATGGTTTAAGTATCAGATTGAGTTTCATGCATTGATGCTTGATAAGGGTTTGGAAGTTAATTATCAGAAGACATTACAGGAATATAAGAATAAGAAAAAGGATTTTGAGAATCAAGCTGAGATTAATAAGCAAGCAATTAAGATTATTCAGGAACAAATGAGGAATGGTGTTGAGATGAAGGAAGATGTTGATGATAAAAATAGTGTAGAAGGAGGTGGCGAAGAATAATGGAAAAAGATTATTTAGATATTGCAACAATTACACCAGTAAATGTATTCAATAAGAAGTTAGCTGAAGTTATTTTGAAGTATAACAAATTGTATAAACCATTCGATGAACCATGCGCTCGTCTTGATTTTAAAGATAAGTTGGACCATATGCAAAAGGAATGTGAAAGGACTCATGGTTTTGTTAAAGATATGAAACTTGAACTTGAAGATTTGGATAAATATGCTGATGCTGATAGATTTGAAATGTTAGAAGACCAAGAAGCTTATACTGATAAGGTTATTGAAGGTAGTAGAACTCAAGTTATATTGGGACATACTATAAGTTATAAGTGTAAGGAAAGAGGTCATGGTATTTCAGTGTTTGTACCTATTACAGAATATAATGCAATGAAAGCAGAACCTAAAGTAAAAACTACTAAGAAGGAGGAATAAATAGTTATATATTTTTATATATATTACTATATACTTATATATGGGTAATCCTAATATAAAAGATTACGGTTTTGGTAGTAAGAATAGAACCAAGGAACAAGATGATGAATATCGTTCAAGAATTAAAGGTGTTCCAAGGAAGAGAGTTTGGACTAAAGAAAAATGCATTGAAGAGCTTGATGATATTTTAACTTTTTTTAAGAAGCTTTTAAGAGAAGATGCAAAGCTTGAAACTGATAATCCTAAGAAATTAAAACAGGAGTCTGTTAGAGATTTAGTTACAATGATGAATAGAATATTGGATTTTATGAAATATTTATATCCGCCAGTTCAACAGAATTTAAATGTTAATGTTGATATGGCATCTGATGTTGTTATAGAGAGATTAAAGAAATGGAAGATGGGTGAAATGGAAATAACTGTGGAGGATAAGGAATGATTGATAAACAAAAACCTAAATGTCCTGCTTGTGGAAAAGAAATGAAAAATGGAATAGACCATATAACTAAAGAGATAAGTCCTTATTTATGGGAATGTGATTGTGAAGATTTTAAAGGAAGGAGATTGTGTATAGGATGAGTAAACAAGATTATATTGATTATTTAAAATCAGAGGATTGGAAAGAAAGACGAAAAGAGTTAATGGAAGAAGCTAATAATGAATGCACTAAATGCGGAGCTAAAGCAACTCAACTTCATCATTTGAATTATAATAATTTACAATGCGAAGTTTTATTTGAAGATGTGATTGCTGTTTGTACTTACTGCCATAAAGATTTACACTGTCAAGAGGAGGATGGTTATGGCGAATATAAAGGATATTGAGCTTAATGAACATGATTTCTTTGACCCAGTTAATTTTCAGGTTGCTTATTTAAATCAGATACCGCATCCAAAGCAGATTGAAGTATTGAGGAGTTGTGAAAAGAATAAGATTATTGTTTGTGGAAGACGTTCTGGTAAGACACAAATGGTTGCTGGAGAATTGATTAGAGGTGCTGTATTAAAACTATATCCTAAACAAATGGTTGTTGCACCTACTTATAAGCAAACATTAATTGTATTTTATAAGATAACGGAATTAATGCAGAATGCTAAGGTATATGGCGATATTGAAAAGGTTGTATTGTCTCCAAGGCCACAGATTGTTTTTAAGAATAAATGTTTTATAGATTTTGGTAGTGCTGATAATCCGGATAGTTTGAGAGGAGAGGCATATGATAGAATGTTTAAAGATGAGAGCGCATTTATTAAAGCTGGAGCAAATCATGCGATTAAACCGCTTACTTATGATACTGGTGCTCCAACTTGGGAAACTACAACTCCATGGGGTAAGGGAGAAGTTTGGGAAATGTGGTTAAGAGGATTAAGCGATGACTCGGATTATGGTAGCTTTCATTATAATTATAAAGATAATCCTTATTTGCATGCTGATGGTATTAAAGAGATTGAAAAGGATATTGAGGAGTATGGAGAGAATAGTATGTATGTTCAGGCTGAGATATATGGTAACTTTATAGAAGACCAAGATGTTTACTTTAATAGGGAATTGGTAGAGAGTTGTATTGAATCTTATAACTTGGGTGATACTATCTTGAAGAGATATACTTATTTTCTTGGAACAGATGTTGCTGGAGAAGGGGAAGATGAAAGTGTATTTGTTTCTATATTAGGGCATGGTGGTGGTATTAAGGTTCATAACATTGACTTTTATGAAAAGAATAAACCAAGAGAGATTGTTGGAAAGGTTAAGGAGTTAGATAAATTATATGATTATGAAGGAATATGCTTAGATAAGACTGGAATGGGGGAAGGTCCTGCTGACCAATTAAGAGAAACACTTAGTGATGGAGATGGTGATGATTATAGGGTTGATTCATTAAGATTCACCACTCAGAGTAAGATGGATATTTATAGTAATTTAAAAAAGTTGATGAATCAAGGAAAGATTAAGTTTCCTAATCATAAGAAGTTGATTAATCAGTTGTTAGATTTGAGGTATGAAGTTATGAGTAGTGGTGATTTAAAGATACATCATTCAGATAAGGGACATGATGATTATCCTGATGCTTTAGCTTTGGCATGTTGGGCTTATAAGCAGAATGCTGGATATTCTCCGACTATTGGTTAGATATATCTTAAATTATATAATTTAAAATATAATATTTAAAAACTACTTTTTATTGTATTTATTATGGGATTCTTAGGATTCGGAAACAAAGTAGAGGAGACTGGTGAAGTAGTATTAGATTATAAACCAAGTATTTCTTTTGGTGGAGATATCATTAAAAAATTGAGTGAAAAGTTTAAGGGTGAAGTAGAGAATAAGACAATTAAGTTTCCAGATGAATTGGGAGAAGAACATCCATTTGATTTTAAGTTATTAGGAGGATTGTATGCTAAGTATGGTTTCTTTACAGCTGTTGTTGATAAGTATGTTGATTATGTTGTTGGTCCTGGATTCTTTGTTGATTGTAAAGATGAAAAAGCTAAAAAGATAATTGAAGACTTTATGCAAGATGTTAACTTTGATACTATTCTTAGGAAATGGATTAAGGAAGCATTGATTAAAGGAAATGGTTTTATTGAGATTGGTGGAGATAAGAAAGAGGGTGTTAAAGGATTGAAAGTATTGAATGCTGATTACATGTATGTTCTTAGAGATTATAAAGGAAAGATAGAACAATATAATCAGTATAGGGGGGCATTTAATAAATTTTCTAAAGAAAAGATTATTGATTTTAAACCAGACCAAATAGCTCATGTCCCATTTAATCAAGTAGGTGATTGTGCTTATGGATTAGGAATTGGTTACCCTGCTTTACAGTTTATGGATAGTCAAATTCAACAAAATAAAGATATGCATATAATTCAAAATAGAAAAGCAAATAGTCCACTTCATGCCAAGTTAGGTAAGGTAGATGGAAACACTAAGATTATTCCTAAACCTTCAGATGTAACTGCATTTGGAAAGAATATGGAGAATATGCATAGTAAAACAGATTGGGCAACAGACCCTCTTGTTGAATTCAAAGTAATTGACTTTGGTAATGCAGGTGAGAAGTTTGAGCAATCAATGGAACATGATATGAATATGCTTATTTATGCTTTCCAAATACCAAGCGTATTGATGGGAACAGCTAATATTAATGAAGGAATTGCTAAAGTTCAGATGGATGGATTTCAAAGAAGGATTCAATCTATTCAAGCAGAAGTAGAAAAGATTATTGAACAGAAAATATTTAAGAGAGTGTTAGCAGCAAATGGATTGGAAGTTCATGTTGAATTTGAATGGGGTGCTCCAAGCACATTAGAAGTTGAAGGAAGAATGACACTTATAACTGATTTAATTAAATCGCCTACTACATCAATGACATTAAGTAAGATGCTTGAAGAAGAGTTAGTTCAATTACTTAAGTTAGATACTAATGAATATGAAAAGAATATATTAGAAGAAGAAAAAAAGCAAGAGGAAGAAAGAAAAAGATTGGAGGCACAGCCAACACCAATAGTTCCTGGTCAAAATAAAAACTTTCCTAAAGCAACACCACCTAAAGCTGCTATTGCTAAACAACCTAAAGCAGAAAAATACTTTATAAAGAAAAATAATATAGTTCCTGTTGAAGGAGAGGTTCATCTTGCTGAATTTATAAGGAAAAGTGGAAAAAAGTGGCTTATTATAAGTCATAAAACTGGAAATAATTTAGGAAGCTTTGATAATAAAATAAAAGCTGAGAAAGCATTGAAGAAGATGGCATCTTATGTTAGAACAAAAGAAAACTATGAGTATATGAAAAGTTGTCCTAATTGTAATGAGAAGTGGGAAAGTATATCTGATATTGAAGAGTGGTTAGGTTTCTCTTATAAGAAGTATTTGAAGTATATTGAAAAGGCAACAGAAGCATATGGTTTTGATTTCTTAAAAGGAGTCACTGAAGCAGAGTTTGATGCTGGTTATTTAAATGAAGTTCAAATTAGTAAAGTTAGAAATGTTCTTAATGAAGGATTCAAGAAGGGGTCTAGTATGAGTGTAATGGCAAAGGAAATGGATAAGAATGTTGGATTAAAAGATTTATATAGAATGGAAGATGGCAAGTTAAAGACAGGTGCAAGTGGGCTTCCGATATTAGCAAGGAGTGCTGAAAAAAGGAGCATTGGTATTGTTAGAACTGAAGTTACCAGATTAGCAAATGAAGGTGCTGTTTCATATTATAAAGAGAATAAGATAAAGCAGGTTAGGTGGGTTGCATCATATGGTGATAGAACTTGTGTTGAATGTAGTGGACTTGATGGACAAATTTTTGAAATTAATTCTTATCCAGATATTCCTTTGCATCCAATGTGCAGATGTACTTTAACACCAGTAACGGAGTTGGGATAATTAAAATGGAGAAAATATAAAAAAACTTATATTATAATGAAGAAGATGGAGCTTATTACTTTATAGATGAAAATGATAGAAAGCAAGTTGTTACTCAAGAAAGTTATCTTTTAACATATATATTGGAGGTATTATTAAAACAAAATGAAAAGACCTGAATGCGCAATAAAAGGATGTACAAATGAAGGATTTATAGGTTATGCTGGTACTTGGATATGTGGTAGCTGTTTAGCAAAGATAGAAAAAAAGAAAATGGAAAGTGAAATGGCACTGATGGAGGAAATAGGAAATGATTAAAATATGCCCACGATGTAATGAAAGATATGTAGTTGGATTTGATACTTGTGATTTTATTCATGAATGTGATAGTGGAAATCTTACATTGGACCAAGAAGATGTAGTTGTTATTGGTAATTGGAAAGATTATAGTGGGTCAGGAACAATAGGACCACAAGAGGTTATGAGACAAGGTTCGGAAAATGAACTTCAGG